GAAGTGGAGCGAGTCGAACAAGAGGATACCAACGCGCACAGCCACAGAGTGGAACGCGAAGAAGAAGGAAAAGGAGTGCGAGCTTTTGGACTTCAAGATCCGCATCTTGTCCCGCGACTACATTCCATCAAAACGCGTCGAGGCGATTGGGTCGCGCCTCGGGGCCGATCTCAAGGCGGTGATCACCACACTGCATCTCATGGCTCCGTCTCTCGCTGGTCTTTCCGTCGGAGACATTGAGAAAGCCCTTCGCGACAAGGAGGACGATTTCATGAGGCAGGTGCACGAACTGCCCGAGAAGGTCGAGGCGCTGATGGAAACCGACGGCGAACAATTCGCGGCACTCGACGAGATCAAATGAAGCTTCACCCCCTCCTGCGCGGATTCAAAAGCGCAACCAAACCGCCCGATAGGCGAACCCCGTGGCAGTGGTGCGAAGAGCATGTGGTCGTGGACAACACAAGCCCTTACCCGGGCAAGTGGAGGTCGGACAATTCGCCATGGGTCAAGGCACCGATGGAAGCAGCGGCAGACCCGAAGGTCCGGCGCATCGTCATCCGGTGCGCGGCTCAGACCGCCAAGACGCAGACGTGCATATGCCTGATGACTTGGATCATCGACCAAGAGCCGGGGCCGGCGCTGTACGTCATGGCGGCGAAGGATGAGGCCAAGGACTTCATGCGGGACCGAGTTTTGCCGACGTTCAACCAATGCAAGCCGGTAGCTCGGCGGTTCGTGGCGAAGGAGGGTTTGACGTTCGTCTTCTCGTCGATGCCATTCTACTTCACCGGGTCACACTCCAAGAGCAAGCTCCAGTCAAAGCCGATTCGCTGGTTGTTCTGCGACGAGGTGCGCAACTATCCAGACGGGGCCCTCGAACTCGCATTGAAGCGGACACGGCAGTTCTACAACGCGAAGGAACTGCTCATCTCAACGGCAAACCTCGTGGGAGACAACGTCGATATTGAGTACATCAACGGCACCCAGGAGGTATTCAACACGCTTTGCCCATCATGTGGGCAATACGAGCCGCTGATCTGGGAGCGGTTCGAGTGGGACAAGGATGAGGAGGTAAAGCCCAAGGCCGACTTCTCAATCGACCGCCTGACGGACTCGATCCGGCTACGCTGCACGAAGTGTGGGCACCGCTGGCGGGACGTTCCGCATGAGCGGCGGCAAATCTCGAGTCAGGGCAAATTCGTGGCGCAAAACCCGAACGCGGCAAAAAACCGCCGGTCTTTCTCGTGGAACGCGTTCATCGCCCCGGTTGTGACATGGGCCAGCGTCGTCGAGGAATACCTCGCCGCGATGCGCTCCGCGAAGGCTGATCACCCGGATCTGTACCCGCTCAAGCGGTGGTACAACGAGACGTTGGGCCTGCCTTGGGAGGCTGCGCTTGGAGTCGTCGAGGACTACTCATTCCTCGAGGACCGAAAGCAGGACTACGGATTCAACGACCCGTGGCCAGAGGAAACCGCCCGCTTCATCGCTGCGGACAAGCAAGCCGAGGGTGGGGAACATTACTGGTGGTTGGTTCGAGCCTTCGGCCCCGCGGGGAAAAGCCGACTGATCGCCTACGGCCGGGCGGAATCGTTCGCAGAACTGGAGGAGGTACGCGGCCGCTACAACGTGCCGCTGTCCAACGCCATGATCGATTCAGGCTACCACGCCTCGGAGGTCTATCGGTTCAGCGCCAGGAGTGGGTGGAAGGCGTTCAAGGGCGATCAAGCGGAGATGTACACCCACGAGGTGGAAGACCCCGTGACGCGAAAGCGGACGATCGTCCACAGGCTTTGGAAGAAGCCCGAGCAGGTAGACCCGAGCCATTTCCGATTCAATCGCAAGGCGAGCAACATCAAGAAGGTTTACCGCTACCTGTTCAGCTCTCACACGACCAAGGATTTCCTCGCCGAGTTCATGACGGGCATCGTCGGCGAGTGGTCCATCCCTCGGGCGGTCGGCTCCGACTACGTCTCCATGGTCACGGCCGAGCGGCGATGTGAGAAGGTGGACACCAAGGGCCGAGTCTCGTTCTTCTGGAAGCAGACTCGAAGGGCAAACCATCTGTTGGACTGCGAGCTGATGATCATCGTCGCGGCGATCATCTCTAAGCACATCCATGGCGGGGTTGTCCGCATGCCGAAAGCAGCGGTCAATAGTCCCAATCTGTCCCAATCTGTCGCATTGAGTGATCAAAAACCCGTGGAAAACCCGCAAAATCCCCCGGCGTAAAGGCTGATCGGTTGACGTTTCCGCGCATGGGTAGATGGCCAACAGGCTTCTACTTTTGCGTGCGTACATCCGCAGCGCCGTCAATCAGGCGGCGAAGTGCGGAAAGACGCCGACGCAACTGCTCACCGACGTTCAACTCGGGAAGTTCAATTCCGAAGCAACGGACGGGCGGACCATCCTTTCCACTACCGAGGCCGGCGGCACCATCACGTTTGCGTTCCCCGGGGAACTTACCCCCGGGGACGTTCTCGAATACACCGAGGAGGCCCTTGAGTGGCTGAGTGAGCAGACCGACCCAGACAATCCCGTCATTGACTTCCGGCGACCGGCGCGCCGACTTCGCATGACATTCGACATGGGGGCCATCTCGTGAAGCTCCCATTCGCCAATCTCTTCTCGCGTCGCCCTGTTGCGCGGAAATCGGCTCCAACCATCTCCGCTGGGTACGGAAACCAAGGCGGCACTATCACAACCGATAGCTTCGAGGCTCTGCGCTCGTCTCCGGATCGGACGGCGATCTCGTCGACGTCGCTCTCGAATCTGCGAAACGGTGTGACCTCGTGGTGGGCCTCGTCCGCAAGCACAACCCGACGCGAATCGCTCGCCTCCCTGGCGCGCTACATCGAGGACAACTACGGGCTCGTGCAGTATGCGCTCACCCTGATTTGCAACTACTCGGTGCCCGTGGTCCCGAAGGCGAACAGCGCGGACCCGGTCTGGAATCAGGCGGCGGATCAATATTTTGAGGATTGGTGCGCTCGGTGCGATTTCACGGGGCGCTTTGACCGCAACACGCTTCAGCGGCTCACCTGCCACGCGATCGACACGGACGGCGACGTGGGCGTGACAATGGACTCTTCTCGCGGGTGGCCTCAGTTGCGATTCTGGCCCACCTGGCGCATCGGTCAAAAGGCCGGGATGATCGACCGCCGCATGGTCGAGGGGGTCATCATCGACGATCAGGACGTCGTGACCGGCTACCAAGTCGCGCTGTCCCCGGGAGACTTCCGCATCTTGGACGCGAACCAGATGCTTTTGCTGTACGAGCCGAACAGGTTCGAGCGGTACCGGGGTCTGTCCGCGATGCGTTCGGGGATGAATGACATTCGCGACTCAAGGGACATCACTGGATTCCTAAAGCTCGGAACCAAGATCGAGTCTGCCATTATCGCGGCAATCGAAGGCTCCAAAGGCGTCGACGAAAACGATTGGAAAGACGCCGACAATGCGAGTGCTTCCGTGGGCTCTGCAAGCCCTGCTGGGCTCACGACTGGCCAACTATTCGGCGGCGAGATTCCCGTGATTGATGGAACACTGAAGCAACTTCAGTCCAACACGCCCGGGACAAATAAACTCGAGTTTTTGGACACCCTAGCAGGGTTCTTTGTCGCGGGCCTCGGGCTTCCTCCTGCGTTCTTCCTGGACGAGAAGTTGACCGGCCCCAACCAGCGCGGCGTCATCGCCAAGGCTCAACGGAAGTTTGAAACGCGCAAGTGCACCATGTCTCGCCTCGCTCGCTGGGAGTGGGTCCGCGTGATGGGTGACGCCATCGCCACCGGCGCTCTTGCGCCCGTAGACAACTGGCAGCGGTGCAAGATCCAATCCCCCCCACTCCTCTCCATCGACATCGGCGACACTGCGGCGGCGGAAGCGTCGGCGGTGAAAGAAGGCCGCATGAGTCGGCAGCATTTCCACGGAAACGCGGGCCGCGATTGGCAGGACGAAGAGGAGCAGATTTTCCGCGAGGACGAGTTGGTCATTGCGAAGGCGATCGAGCAATCGAACCGCTACGGGATTCCTGTTGAGACCATCCTGTCTCGGCATTCGTTCGCTCAACCGAAGGTCGCCCCACAACCCGCAGGAGGTGCAGCGTGAACAAGCTCGTCTATCGATTCGCCTCCGACATCCCGCTCATCTCTCAAGAGTGGATCATGGCGGCGGTTTGCCCATGTCCTGAACGCGAAGCGGCTGCTTCCGCATTCGGCTCAACGCTTGCCCATCAACTCATCAACGCGGCGGAACATCCCCGCATGACCGAGTTGCGCGCAGCGGTGGCCCCAAAGCTCTCGATCGAGACTGACGGCGTCGCTGTCCTGAACGTCAAGGGCGCGCTCGCGTACAACCCCGACCCGTGGGAGATGCTTTTCAGCGGCGTCGAGGATACTGGCGCGGTCACGGCCGCGATCAACAAAGCGTCCAAAATGCCCGGCGTTCGTGGGCTCCTGCTCAACGTCGACTCCCCTGGCGGAATGATGTTGGGCGGTCTGGAAATGGCGGAGTCTGTCCGCATGCTGGCGAGTCAAAAGCCAGTGGTGGCCTATACCTCCGGCATGATGGCTTCACTTGCCTACATGCTCGGGTCACAGGCGACCGAGGTTATCGCGTCGAAGGGTGCAATGGTCGGTTCCATCGGCGTCATTGCCTCATGGCCGGACGTGACTGGATGGCTGGAGAAGCTGGGCGTCAAAATGGAGGTCTTCACCAACAAAGAGGCCGTCTATAAGGGCATCGGGGCTCCCGGCAAACCTCTGACCGACCAGCAGCGGTCCCACATGCAAGCCAGTGTCGACGGCGCTTTCCGCGAGTTTGCGGACACCGTGCGAGGAGTTCGCCCAAACGTCCCTGACGCAGCCATGCAAGGCCAAGTCTTTCGCGGTAAAGAGGCGAAATCGATGGGCCTTGTCGACCGCATCGGCAACCAAGAATTCGCTATGTCGGTCCTTCGGGATCGCATCCGTAACCACACCTAACACACCACCCAATTTATGTCGCAAAACACGACCACAGCGGGCGCCGCAAGCGCCACCAACGCGACTGCCGCCGCTGGGGCGGATCAGTCGGACATTATGGCGGACCTCAGCCGCGCTCGCGCTGATCTCGCCACCGCAAACACCGAATTGGCCAACGCCCGCAAGAGCGCCGAGGCCGCGAACACCGAACGCGATTCCATCAAGGCTCGGGTTGCCGAACTTGAAGGGCAACTGAGCGTCGCGAACTCCACTTTGGCGCGAGCCAACGCGGACAACGCCTCGCTCCGCGCCCAAGTCGAGGACGCCAACAAGAAGGCCGCCGCAATCGTCTCCCAAGCTGGCATCGCCTCGGCTACCGCCGCGCCGAAAGGTGAGCAGGCCAAGGAAAAAGCCAGCGAGAAGCAGCCTTTTGGCCGCGAGCGATTCATTGCTTACGCCGAGGGGCTCCCCTTCATCAAAGCGTTGAACGGCTCCGCGTCGCGCAACTGATCCACCCACACATCAACCCCAAAACACATACCTAATTTATGGCAGACAAAGCTTTAACCCTCCTCGAAATGGCCAAGCGGTCGGATTGCGATCCCGCCGTCGGGCTCATCGAGGAAGTCACCACCTACGCGCCGGAATTGGCCGTTGTAGGAGGTCGCCCCATCCTCGGCACGTCCTATATGGCGAAGGTCCGCTCCGCGTTGACCACCAAGGGCGCGTTCCGTAACGCGAACGAAGGTAACGAAATCGGATCGAGCACCTACGAAAAGAAGCGGTTTGACTGCTTCTTCTTCGACTCGGTCATGCAGATCGACGAAGCGGTTATCCGCGCCGCCAAGGGCGAAGGGGATTCCCCGGAGATGGTCCTCGCCGACGAGGCCGCCGGCGCGATCCGCGCCAACGTCAACTCGATCGGTGCTCAGTTCTACAACGGTACCAGTTCCGACGCTAAGGGCTTCCCCGGCCTCAAGAGCTTCGCCAATACCTCGCTCACCGTGGACGCCACCGGCATCGGCGGCACCACCTACCGCGCCTGGTTGGTCAACCTGAGCCTTCAAGGCGTCCATTTCATCTGGGGCAATGGTGAAGGCCTCGTGATGCACGACTGGAACCGCCAGAAGGTGACTGATGCTTCCTCGAAGCATTACTTCGCCATGGTCAACAACCTGTCCGGCTATATCGGGCTGAGTTGCGCCAGTTCCAACAGCGTCGGCTATATCAAGAACCTCACCAGCGCAGCGCCCCTGACTGACAAGTTGGTTGCGCAGTGCGTGAGCAAGTTCCCGGTCGGGATGAAGCCCACGCATCTCTTCATCGAGCGCAATTCGGCGTTCTACCTCCAGAACAGCCGCTCGTTTACCAGCGTGACCAATGCCGCCCCGGGTCGCCGCGGCGAATCCGCCACCGGTGCTGATCTCTGGGCCGCGTACCCGACGATGGCTGAGGGTCTGCAAATCGTCGTCACCGACTCCATCTCCTCCGAAGCCGCGTTCTAAGCGCTCGGGCAACCCACAACAGAAAGACGAAAAAGTCATGAAAGACGCACTTTTGCAGGTAACGCGCACCATCGCCGCCGCTGGCGCGAGCAACAGCTCAACCGGCATCGACATTGGGGCGCGCGCAACCCCCAACGGAATCACACCCCCGTACGTGGAGGGCGAAGTAATCATCCCCACCGTCACAGGTCTGGCCAACGCCGCCACGCTCACCGTCACCATTGAGCATTCCGACGATGACTCGACATACGTCAGTGTTGGCCAAGGCCTTCCTGCCTATGTCCTCACCGGCGCGGGTGGCGTCGGAGCTACCGGTTACACGGCAAAGTTTCGGCTCCTGCCGACCGGCAAGCGGTACATCCGAGTTTCGACCGCAGTCTCTGCGGCTGGCGGAACTCTCACGTCCCTGTCGGTGACGCTCTCCATCGTCATCCCCTAAGCCGTGACCGTCGCCCAAACATACCGATTGAGCGGATTCCGCGTGCAGCAAGCTGTGCGTGGAGTCCGCCTTCGGTTTGGTGGGTATGAGTTCACGTCGCCAATCAAGCGCATCCCAGCAGCGTCCAGCGAGTTCAACGCCGCCGAGGACGAAAAGGCGGATGCGCTCATTTTCATCGAGAGCAGCCTCATTCCATCAACCTTGGTTCGAGGCTCGTATCTGAAGGAAGTCGAAAACCCGTCGAAGCAGTACCGGGTATCGACCATTTCGTCCCCTAGCTCTGACGTTCTGACGACCTTGCGTTGCCAGGAGTTCGACGACGACGAGTAACATGCAACTCAACGTCTCAACCGATGCGCGGGAGTATTTCGCCGCCTTCACGGAGTTCCGTGAATTGGTGCGATGGTCGCCGCAGAGGACGATCAAGTACCAAGGGCGGCTCCTGTTCCAAAAGGTGATTCAGTTCACGCCCCCGAATGATCGGGCGCAGGGTCGCAAGGCAGTTGCTCGCGATATCAAGAACGCCGTCGCGCCGATTCGCGCCGACGCGTTCGAGAGCAAGTCGATCAAGGATCTGTTCCGCAAAAAGGACTACATCGGTTTGACCCGCGTCTTTGCGAGCATTGGCCCCGGCCCGCTTCAAGGCGCAACCATCACGAGCTTCCGACCGGAACTGCACACCGAGCAGCGCAACAATCGCGGACGGGTGCCAGTTCGCCGCCAGATCAAGTTCGCCACGCCGGACACATCGGCCGTGACCGCCTACATCCGCAAGGTTCAAGAGCGTGTCGGCATGGCCAAGGGCGGATTCGCGCAGGCTGTGATTTCGCTCGGCGGAAAGACCGCGAAATGGATCGCGAAATGGGTCTCCGCCGGTCGTTTCGTCGATCAATCAAGTAACCCCGTCGCGCCGTATATCGAGCAAATTAACCGCTCCCCATGGACGCGTCGAGGCGATGAAGACCGGGCCATAGCGAACGCCATGGAATCGCGGTCGGTTCAGATCCGCGCTGATATGGAAGCCCGCATCAAAAAGGCCGCTGAGAAAGCGAGGCTCGCCAAGTGAACCTCGAAGATCTCCAAAGCTCAGTCGATACCCTGATCGATGGCGACGCCACATTGGGAGCTATCCCTCGCATTTTAGACGACGGGACATACCCGCTTCTCACGTCGATCCACGACCCGCTCCGAGACTATGGAATGGTGCTGATCATCTTCCGCACCGAGAACGTCGGACTGGTCGACACGTCGCTCGAAGGGACGTTCGCCTATCTCGCCTCCGTCCACGTCATCATCGAGGAGAATGTCGCCGTCAATCGGGCCACGGTTGGAAGGCCAACGACCGAGAAAGTCACTCGACTTCTTGGCAACCTGCTCAATGGAGCGCTCGAAGAATCGAGCCCAGGCAGTGGACTCCTCCCAATGGATCCGTGGTTCAAGAACTTTGGCAACATCGACGGGATTCAGCGGTGCGTTGTGAATTTCACCAAGCAGCTTTCTTCCCAATGAGCCAAGCCGACCACGTTCAAACATCTATTCTTCCCGCCATACTTAGAGGTTCCACCGGGATCGCTGCCACTTTCGGCGGGACGCTCGTGTCCATGCTCCCAGAGATCGAGGCGTGGCTTCGGATTGGGAGTCTGCTTGTCGGCATCTTTGTGGGAGTTCTGACGATTCGCTCCATCATCAAGAACTCCAACCCCAACCAATCACACCCTAACCCCCCAGAAAATCCATGACACGCAAAGCCCGATTCATCGGCTCGCACATCTATTTCGTCCGAGAAGGAACCGCATTCACCCTGCCCTCTTCCGGCACGGCGTCCAGCACGTCGAAGCCCGGCGCAACTGACACCAGTTGGGGGAAGCTGGCCGTGGTGAAGACCATTGAGATCGACCCCGGAAACCAGACCCCTTACGAACTGACGGAGCCTGCGCCAGGCCTGCTCCAGCGATCTGACGTGATCATGCCCGGCAATCTCCCGGTGTGGTCGCTGACGCTCAAGGAACTGGACGCAACCGCGATTGAATTGATCTTCAACACGCTCGCGCTCACTTCGAGTTCGACGCAATTCAACCCAGGCGAGCGTAACGCCACGCCCAAGGGCTGGTTCAAACTTCAGACCTACGACCAGACCAACGGATCTGTGATCACCGTGGACACCTACGGAGCCATGTCGCTCAAGTCCGGCGTCACGTTCGACCCGACACAGGTGACCGAGGTGCAAATCGAAATCCGCCCGCTGTTCTCCACGTTGAACACCGGAAGCCTGTAACGATCGGAAAGGAAAGGATTAACCATGCCTTACACATTCGACGACACAGCGCCGACGGAGACGAAACTTCCATATGCGGTTTACGCGCTCGCGCAGACCACCGCCAACCAATCGCTTGCGGCTGCTCCAAGCACTGTCGACGGAGTTTCAACCGTTGGGCTTTACTACCGAGGCGCGAACAACTCGCTCCTGCTCCTGAACAACCAAAGCACTGCGGCGGAAAACGGCGTCTATATGATTGATGCCGACACCGGAACCGTGGTCACCGTCTCGGGGAGCTTCTCGTCAGGCACATACACGTTGTCGGGCCTAACTAACTCGACCATGTATGTGGTCAAGGCGCTTTCCTCAACCGTCCTGTCGGTGAGCGACGGCACGACTACCACAACCTTTTCAGCTGACGCCAACGGCGAACGCTGGGCCACCGTGAAAAGCTCTGGAACAGGCACCTTGATCTTTACTGGCCCGACCACTGGAACGGCCTCGTCGCTCATCTCCGCGAATCCAGCCAAGCTCACGCTCAACACCACCGGACTCACCTACGACGCCATTGGCAATGGTGTGTTCGTGGTGAACGGAACCACCAACAAGTCCAAGTGGTATCTCCTGACGGCGCTTTCCGCCGCCGGTGTTCGCACTTACACACTCCAAAGCAGCGCCCCCACCGGGACGCTTCTTCAATTCACCGACATCCAGCCAACTGCGATCACGCTCTAACGTGACATCTTCGCCACCAACATCCATCGACATCTCCTCTGGGTTTCGCCGTATCGCTCCGGCTCCCGTGGGGGTGTCGGTGGAGGTAGCGCGAACACGCGACCACGCGGAAGGGATCATTGTCGATTACAACGTGAAAATCAGCGCGCAACAGGGGGTTCTTGTTGGAGACGTGTCGGGGCAGCAGTACGCATTGAAGGGGCTCTACTAAATGGCGAACATCCCCACAATTTACGGGAAAGACCTCCCAAGCGGGTCGATTGCCCCTGACAGGTTCATACTGTCTCACGGATCAGACGGCACCGTCTTGAAGCATAGGGCGGTTGATGTCGCGTCTACCATGTCAGGGATTGAAGGGGTGACATCTCTTCGAGCGTTCGGAAACCACGCCAACAACCAGATGGCATACCTGCTTTATGTCGCCACCGACGGCGACGGCGGGGAAGGGTGGTTTCGATTCAAGTCCACCGACACCACGACAGATGACGGCGTGGATTACATCAAGCCAGACGACATTTTATCAGGCGACCCGGGAAGATGGGTTCGCGCTTCGTAATATGCACTCACTGAAGCTATTCTTTTTGACTCTGATTGGATTGATCTCCTGTTGCGCGGCTTTGGGTCAGGAGGCGTCCAAGGTTGTCGACACGCTCGACCAACTTATTGCTCGACCACTATCCAAGCTCGGCACGTACAAGACTCTCGGGCGAAACGCCGCAAACGACGGTGGCGGCGGGGAATTCTTTTATGACGCCACTTCCACGAGCGCGACGAACCGGGGAACTGTGTTTGCTCCAGCTAGCGGGGTTGGGCGATTGAAACGCATCTACACCCCGGGCTATGTCGAGGCTGCCTGGTTCGGGGCAAATGGCGATCCTTCGGTTGATTCCACTGCGGCAATCCAGTCGGCAATTGATACCGTGGTTTACGGCGCTGTTAAGTTGAGTGGAACCAACTCGATCTCGAATATAAGCATCAAACGCGGGATCACCATTCGCGGCGATCACAAATGGAACACATGCCTTAAGCCAGTTGCTGGATCAACCGGATGGATGGTCACTCTTGATGAGCTTTCAGGGGCTCAGGTGAATACGGAGTTTAATACGGTCGGGTCGCTCATCGAAAATGTCAGCCTTGAAGGTGGAAACCGCGTTACAGACCTGGGTGGAATCTACATCAATCACTGCGACTATTTGGTTGTTCGAAACGTGAACATCTGGAGGTTCCAGCGGTCTGGAGTCTACCTGAACACCAGCGTTCGCGAGTCACTGTTTGACGACGTGTCTGTTCGGTTCTGCGGAAAGCGCGATGCCACGAACAACTATGGATCCGGTTGGCCCGCGTTTTCTCTCGTAAATCAAGAGACATCAACGTCCAGCGTTGAAGACGTTCACAACGGAATCAGCCTACGCAAGTGCGAGGTCGTGTTTAGCCTCGGTGATGCCGTCCAAGTTGACACGCGCCAAATTCCAACGGTAGGTCGCAAAGTAAACAATATCACACTGGAAGACTGCTGGATCCACGGTTGGAGCGATCGATTTTACGGGGTTGAGTTTTCAAACTCACTAACAAACTCGGCCACCCTACGTCAATACGACCTAGTCAAGATCGGGGCTGCATATGACGTGCGAATCAAGAACAGCCGAATTTCGTACACCGGACAAGGGAAGCCGCTTATCACGTTGTCAACTAGCACTCTTGGAGGCACTCCGATTTCAGGGCTTACATATAATCCAGAGAACGTCCAGATCGTTGGAAACTTCCTAAACTCGACGTACTCATCTGCGTCAATTGTCTCCGGTGAAATTGGAGTTAAGGCGGACGCGGGATCTGGTATCGTGAGCGACAACACGGCGTTGTACATCAATCAGATTTATGACGTTCCGTCCGGGTTTTTGGACACTCGAAACAAACAATCGACGATTGAGGGCTTGGCATTCGATCCAGGCGTCGGAGGATACGCGAGCGGGAACATGCAGGATGTTGGAACGTCACCTTTCACGATCCATGTGAAGGCTAGACTTCCAACAAGCATTCCAGCTTCTGCTGGTGCTCTCTTGAGCATCGGGTCAAGTGCTGGAACAGCTACGTTCCCGGGGTTCGCCATTTATTACTCTAGCAACGGAAATCTTTACCCGGTTCTGTACGGCGCGACTATTTCAGACAGGCGGATAGCAACGATTGCTCGAACGGGTCTTGAGTCTCTGATGGGTCAAGTGGTGGACTTTGTGTTCACTCGGTCTGGAACGACTTTCAAGGTCTACCTGAACGGGGGTGAGTATCAATTCGTCGAGGAGGCGTACGGTTCGCCACCCCTCTGGTCGGCGACTCCATCGAGCACAAGATGGAATCTTGGTGCGGGTGTTGGAACTTCGTGGCCATCGACGATTCACGAGTTTCGAGTCGCAAACAGGGCGCTAAGTGCTTCGGAGGTGATGGCGCTTTCAAAATCAGTTTCACCGGCTGACATGTGGGGGTCGACGAACACCCTGTCTAGTGGTCTACTGACGATTGGCTACAAGTACCGAATCACAGCGGTCACGTCTGGCAACTTTGTGGCGGTCGGAGCGTCTGCAAACACGGTTGGAGTTGAGTTCACCGCGACAGGATCTGGTGGTGGAACTCTGCTGGACGCATCCAACACAGTCGTGCGGCTTGGATGGATTGTTGACACTGACTTGGTTGGTAATTCAGGAACTACTATATACGACAGGTCAACCAATGACGGGGATGGCGCTTTTGTTGGGAACGGAATCAAATGGATCAAAAGCGTAGGAGCAGCACCGGCTGCTGCATCATCCGCTCCAATCGACCAGCCTGATAGGGGTTATTCTTGGGATGGAATTCAAGCGTCAAGCTACATTGGTGGGCTTTCTCAGCAACTTGGCACTGATCCGTTCACAATACAAACAAGAGTCAGGTGGCCGTCAGCGAACCCAACAAACAGTGCTGGTATTTTTACTCTCACAACCGTCGCTGGCTCGATTGCGGTAAACGGCTGCGGAGCCGCTTTGGACTCGTCTGGAAACTTGTCATTTTTTCTCTACGGAGCAACTGCGAGCGATTTTAGACTCGCGCTTGTGCCATCCGCCCAGTTTTCAGCGTTTGCGGGCGTTCCGATTAATCTCACAATCACACGATTAGGGGCAACACTTGCGATTTATGCCAACGGAACAGCTTTGACATACTCAGAATCTACAAGCGGTTCCGCTCCCGCGTGGTCCTCTAGTGTTACAACTGATCGGTACAACATTGGACTATTCACTAGTGCTCAACCGTGGGTTTCAAGCATCTCCGCTTTTAGGGTGGCAAATCGCGCATTGAGCGCAACCGAGGTGGCCGCGCTGAATCGAGGGGTTGCTCCCGCTGATGTTTGGGGTTCTACCGCGATTTTAAACTCGGGCACACTGACTGTCGGGAAGCGGTATCGAATTGTAGCGCGGGCAACCTCAGATTTCACTACCGCCGGGGCTGCAAATAACACGGTAGGGACTGAGTTTGTGGCCACTACAACCGGATCTGGGTTGCTGGACGCTTCCAACACCGTCAAGCGCATCGGATGGTTTCTCGATGTCGACCTAGCCAGCGGTCAAGCGGGCGAAATCACCGATCGCACATCCAACGGCCTGGATGGATCCGTCAACGGATCCGGCATTGTCCCCGTCGGTCAGGATGTGAACTACAATCTCGGAGTTCGACGCGTGAAACTCGCCTCCGACGTGGTCAACAACAACGCCTCTGCAAACACCATTGCAACCGTGACTGGCATGTCCTTCAGCGTCACTTCAGGCAGGACCTACAGATTCCGGTTTTTTGTCAACTACACGTCCGCCGCAACCACCACTGGATCAAGGTGGAGTGTGAATGGCCCATCTGCATCCATGCTCCAGTACGTGTCCAGGTACAGCCTCGACGCCACGTCTGAGACAGTGAACAACCTTCAAGCCTACGACTCGCCGGCAGCCTCGAACGCAAGCAGCCTGACCGCCGGGAACTACGCAATCGTTGAGGGTGTCATCACGCTATCCGCAAGCGGGACTATCAGCCTTCGTTGCGCGTCCGAGGTGTCCTCTTCCGCGATCACCGCAAAGGCTGGTTCCTACGGCGAGATTGTCGACATCACAGATTTATGAGCTGCACTTTCAACGACGTGAGTTTATCCGCCCGCATTGGGTGCGTCTTCAGGTTCTCAACGATCCTAAAAGACTCAACCGGCGCAGTGATGGATTTGACCGGCTACGGCGCGCAGTTCGTCGTGGTGCAGAAGCTCACCGACGCAACTCCCGCACTGTCGCTGTCGTCCGGCTCCGGCATCACAATCACGGCGCTGTCCGGCAAGATCGCAGTTGAGATCACAAAGACGCAGACGGCGGCGCTTTCTGGCGAGTACTTTTACAGCCTGACGGCGGTTGAGCCTTCCACCCAAGTCCTGCACTTGTTCAGCGGGAAAATAACCTTCGAGGAGGCCGTTCTTCCATGATCATCGTTCAGCCAAATACCATCCAAATCACGGTCACGGAAGACGGGCCTCAAATCGATCTCGTGTTCCCGGGGCCCCAGGGCCCTGCCGGAACTGGCGGCGGTGGCGGAGACGGGTCCGGCGACGTGGTCGGTCCTGCGTCGAGTGTCGACAGCAGCGTCCCAAGGTTTGATGGCACCACGGGCAAATTGATTCAAGGGAGCGCCGTTACGATTGCGGACACGACCGGGGACATCACCGGCGGCAAATACAATGGGGTGTCCATCTCTGGATCGAGCACGCCAACACTGGCGGTCACCGGCACGTCTTCAATCAGCGGATCGCACTCGGGCACGTCGAGCGGCACCAACACCGGCGACCAAACCTCGGTGACGGGCAATGCGGGCACGGCAACGGCCCTGCAAACCGCCAGGACGATCAACGGGGTATCATTTGACGGGACGGCCAACATCACCGTCCCGGCGGCTGCGGGAACCCTGACGGGCACCACGCTGGCGTCGGGTGTCACCGCCTCATCACTGACCAGCGCTGCGGGCGGAACATTCGGTACGGCTGCGTTCACGGACGCCTCGGCGTACCAAGTGGCCGACGCTGAACTTGCAGCAATCGCGGCCCTGACCAGCGCGGCGGATCGCCTGCCGTATTTCACTGGGTCCGGGTCCGCATCACTCGTAGTGTTCACCGCAGCGGGCCGGGCGCTGATCGACGATGTCGACGCCTCGGCGCAAAGGACCACGTTGGGGCTTGGAACGCTGGCCACTCAGTCGGGAACGTTCTCAGGCTCCCATTCAGGGACATCCTCCGGGACTAATACCGGCGACCAAACGATCACGTTGACGGGTGACGCCACAGGCTCCGGAACGGGGTCTTTTGCCGTTACCATCGCCAACGGCGCGGTGACGCTCGCGAAGTTTCAGAACATCACCACAGCTTCGTTCCTTGGCCGGTCAACGGCGGGCTCCGGCGCGCCCGAGATTCTGTCGACAGGCGTCGCGACGCAGTTGATCGACGTGATGGTCGGGGACTCTGGAGCAGGTGGAACCAAGGGGCTTGTTGGCGCTCCTTCCGCCGGTGACGCATCGGCTGGCAAATTCTGGAAGGCTGACGGCACTTGGGCTGTGCCATCGGGCGGCGGTGGCGGATCGGTTGCAACCGATACTATTTGGGACGCGGCTGGTGATCTGGCTCAAGGTAACGGCTCAGACTCCGCTGTTAGGCTTGCCGCAGGAGACTACGGCGGAGTTCTCACGAGCGCTGGAGCATCAACCGCGCTTTTCTACTCTACGCCAAATAATAGCTTCACCGTTTTTGAGCATTTCCTTTCCCACCTAGCGTCAGCAACGATCTTCTCGGAAGTGTTCAGCGGTGTTTCTTCCACAGCCGGAACGTCGCACGACAAGGATCACCCCGGCGTCTACTCGTTGTCAACGGGCGCTTCGGCAACTTCAACTGGATACCTGCGCGTCGGAAATTCAAACGGCGCAATTATGGTTGGAGGTGGCGTTCTTGTTTGGGAGCAGTCGATAAAAATCCCAGACCTTTCGAGTGGAACTCAAACATTCGTTGCTCACTTTGGATTTGCAGAGCCTGGTTATATTGTCAGTACAGGTGGCAACCATTGGATTAAATTCATCCATGACAACACCACCGGCAACTGGATCATTAGTTGCAAAAACAACGGGACTGCAAAAACGACAACAAGCGGAACGGCTGTTTCAACCGGATGGCAGAAAATTAGGATCGTGGTAAACGCCGCGGCGACATCCGTTTCTTTCTTCGTGAATGGAACCGAGGTGACCGGATCTCCGATTACAACGAACATTCCAGACAACACAGATAGCATGTCGTTTGGATGGGGTATGACGAAGTCTTTTGGAACAACGGCGCGTACGATTGACACAGACTATGTCTATCTTCACCAGAAGTTGACGAATCCTATATGAGATTTGCAGTCCTTACATATGGAAACACGGAAAACCCGCGTGGGTTTCCGGGTGAGTATCCCGCGCAGACTTACACGCTGCGAGACGGCGAATCCGTCAAATCTCCATGGGTCGAGATGGATGAAGCGCAGTTGGAAGCATTGAAGCAATCGTTGGTTGTTGAAGTAGAAACCATCGCGCAAGCATCAAGAGACTCAGAGAAGAGAAGAGAGTCAGATAAACTCGACGCGTTGAAACGCCTATTCGACGAGGCTGAAGCAATCGACGATGCGTGGGCATCCGCTACAAACCAACAGAAGTTCGACCTAGCCCGAAACACTTTCAAGATTCTCCGCAAGATTCGCGGGTTTATCCTCGATCAATACCGGTCATGAAACGCCTATTTCTAATCACAATCCCACTGGTCGCAAGCGCGGCCTCTGTGACCGTGTCGTGGGACCCGTCGGTGGATCCTTCGGTTACTTCGCATCAAGTTCGGTACGGCATGTCGAGCGCCAGCAAGACGAACGTCGCCGTAGCCACCGGAACAAACTCAGTGGCCATTGTCGTGACTGACGGCGCGCGAATCTTTCTTGATGTGACGGCGGTCAACTCGATTGGAATCAAATCGCTTCCGTCTGCCGAGGTTGTCTTCAGCACAGCCGCGCCACCTGCGCCGACCAACATCCGCGTTATCGCTCAATGACATGAGACTCGCCGCGCTACTGCTTTCGATAACTCTGACGTGGGACATGGATAGCCCCGCGCCAGGCTATCGCGTGCACTACACGCGGGGAGGCATCCAGTACGTCGGATATTCAGCAACCAATCGGTTCACGATCGAGGAAACTGTTTCAGGGAGGCAGTATAAAGCCTACGCGGTGGCAACCAATCGATTTGGAGACAGTCCGAAGTCTCGAATCATCACCGTGACCAACCCATGAACTTCTCGCCCTACATCCCTTTCGCCTCGTCCCTGATTCGGGCCGCTCTCATTTCATGGGGATCCGTCGAACTTACGACGGCTGAGCAGACGGCGAATCAACTAGCCTCCGCTCTGGCGGTGATCGCCGGGGTCGCGTGGGGGCAATACGAGGCGCACAAGAAACTTTCGACGCAGTCAAAACAACCAACGGAGTCAACACATGAGAAAAGCAATTAGATCGACCATCGCGGCCTTGTTCGCGGTGTTTTACCTGACGGGGTGCCTGTCGGGCCGCACTGAAAAACTTGTCACGGCCGATATGGTCTTTCGCCACGGGACAAACGAGGTGAGAATCAGCCAGCCGAAGGACACAAGCTTTGAGGACCTTATGGTCTCCCCGAGCGACGGAACTATTCGCGTGAAGAACTACCGCAGCACGGCCAACGAAGCCGCGATTAAGAGCGCCGAGGAGCAAGCCAAGGCGATGCAGGCGATGTTTGGAGCAGCGAGAGATATGGCGCGCGACGCGATTGAGACTGGCTTGAGAGCCTACGGTGTGCCCGTCCCGCAACGAGCGCCGACGACGATCCAAGCCCCGCCGTTTCAGTTTTCACCCACCAACACAGTCACCAAGTAACACGATCACATCATGAGCAACGGACCAACCAAAGAAGAAAAAATGCGCGGCGGTGCGGAATACACCGCCACGCTTGAAGACGGTACGCAGGAGGAAGTTTTGATTGCCCAAATCAAAATTGGGCAATGGAAAAAGGCATCCTCAAATTGGGGGGATGAAATGAAGCTTGTCGCTTTGTATTGCGGAAAGACAGTCGCATGGGTTGAAAGCCTGTCACCGGAATCCTACGAGCACATCGCGACCGAGGGGGCGCGAATCAACCTCCCTTTTACGAACTATTGCAGGCGCGACGAGACTATAACTTTCAACAGGGCTCGAATCATGGCTCCGGATCACATCAATTCGGTTCTGAACTCTGTCCTTCCGAGTCCTACGAGTTCGCCGATTGGGCGGCGGACTCCGCTACCAACGCCGGAATCACCCTGAGTGAAGCCATGGAATGCACCCATGGACAACTGGAGTTGATGACCAAAGCGCGGGCACGCAGGCGCGCAAGTGATGTGTGCCTGCTCTCGTCCATCATCTCGCTTTCCGTGGCCAACGGAATGGGCGCGAAGGGTGCAGGCAAAGAACTGCGGGCCGTGTGCGAGCAACTTGTTGAGCAGGCGGGCATCACGTTATGAGTTCCAATCAAATCTCTATTCGCCTCGGGCTCACCGGGCTTCAGGAAGTCACGCAGGGCCTGAAGTCCGTTGCGGACGGGGTCAAATCCATGCTGCTCCCAATCGCGGCGGGGGCAACCGCAGTCATCTCGATTCAGAAGATCGCGGAGGGCTTCAAGGATGTTGTCGAGGCGGGCGGAAAGCTCAACGACATGTCCCAGCGCATCGGGACATCAGTGCGCAATCTCGTCATCCAAGAGCAGGCATTCAAGGACGCCGGGTTGAGCGCGGAGAACCTGACCGGCTCCTACGCGAAGTTGCAGGACCAGATTGAAAAGGGATTTGGCGGAGACTCTGCGGCGGAGAAGGCCTTCACCTCCATCGGCCTTTCAATCGACGAAATCGTCAACCTCGATCCAGGCCAGCAGTTCGAGCGGGTGGCGAAGGCCATTGGATCGCTTCCGACACCAACCGAACGCACGGCGGCGGCAATGCGGATCTTCGGCAAGAGCGGGTCCGAACTCCTTCCACTGTTCCGAAACGGCGGGGCCATGGACGAGGCTCGGGCGGCTCTCGGCGATCTCCCGGCACTCATGCAGCGCAACGCGGAGATTTTGGACGGGCTTGGGGATGCCTTTGGGCGCATCCCTGCAAAGGTTCGCGGGTTGTTCGCTGGCGTCATCGACCAGTTGAATCCCGAAATCAAGAAGCTCGCCGACTTGATCAACGGGATGGACCTGTCCGTCATCGGGAAGAAGATGGGGGCGCTTGTACGGTTTGCGATCGACTCTTGGAACGAATCGAAGTTTGACGAGTTCTTGGGGCTGATAATCGAGGCTGGAATCGAAATGGGGATGAATGGGGCGCGCCGAATCTGGGACATGCTCAACCTCGATCTCGTTGACGCGATTGTCCGCGCCGGGGTCGATGCGGTGAAGATCATTTTCCAAGTCCTCACGGCTCCGCTCACCTTCATCAACGGGGTTGTGATCATGATCTTGGATCAGATCCGCGAAGTTTGGGGGCTCTGGGCGCAGATGTTTGGAAGTGATGCACCGGCCCCGGCGATGTCGTTTGCTGAGGCTATGTCCGTGGCTGCGGAAAGCTCCAAGGAGACACGCGAGTCAATTGAGGGTATCGCAGACGCGGCGAAGGATATTTTGGGCGTGAGCAAAAAGACGCGCGCGGAGTACGACGGGCAAACCAGCGCGCTTGAGAAGCTGAACAACAAGCTGTTGGACTACATGCGGGCGCGGGAGGATGGGTCTGAAGACAATCCCCGCGAACTTGTCATCACCGGGAAAGCTCGCCGCATGAACCCGCGCAACGACGTAGGATTCCAGATGCGCGACATGCTCGGGAAGCTAGACGATCAATTCGGTACGCTCGCCGAAAAGATCGCCCGCGCTTTCCGTGGCATCACTCAATCAGCGGTTGAGGGTGTGGCGGGATCGATTCGCGGTTTGCTCACCCTGACCATGTCTTGGGGCGACGCTCTGAGGAACATTGGGAGCAGCATCCTAAACGGAGTGATCAACGCGATTGCCACCATGTTTGCGGAGTGGATTGTCCAGATGACGCTCGTGCAGGGCCTGAAACGCATCTTCCACGCGGAGGACAAGATCCAAGCCGGACTTACAACGGCGACGTGGGCGCCGGCGGCAGCAACGGTCAACGCGGCCACCTACGGCACGGGCGCGTCAATCGGTGTTCCGCTCACACTGGCGCTCATCCTGGCGGCAGTTGGAACCATCGCCGCTCTCGCGTTCGAGAAAGGCGGTATGACGCCCGGCACGCCGACGCTGGCCATGGTCGGCGAAAAGGGCCCTGAGTTTGTCATCCCCGCCGACGCCACGCGAAAGCTCGGGCTTCAAAACCTCTCCATGCTTCGAGAGGGCAAGATGCCCGTTGCTGGCGCTCCAGTCGCGTCGGGCGCTCCGACGGTAGATAACAAAATCGTCATGGGCGTCTTCAATAACCCTGAGCAGATCAAGCAGTTCTTCCGATCCAACGAAGGGAGGCAATTGTACGTCGATTTGCACAAGCAGACTGCACACGAACGAAGCGGGAGGCGCGCTTGATTGAGACAGCATACGATTCCACTAGCGTCTACCTGATCAACGATCCAGTTGATTGGCAGGCCCGCTTCCGCGCTCAATTTTCGGTCATCACAAACTTCGAGGCTGGGCTTAGTAATCGAGAAGCACGGCGTGCGTATTCCGGCACGCTGCGAACGAGCGTAGACTGCACGGTGGTTGCTCATGACGCCGCGGCAATCACGCTTGAATCATCGCTTCGGAGTTATCAAGCCCAGCCAGTCGTTTTCCCGTTTTGGCCAGGTGTCGTCGAATGGGGCAACCGCGCATCGCGTCAGATCACCGGCGGGCTGTACATCGTCTGGAAACGCGATTGGAGCACATGGGAGCTATACGATGGAACGGAACCGTCATGGCCCGCCAATGGCGACCTCGTCGCGCCCGCACTCTGGGGAAGGTTCGAGGACCGTGCGCTCAACTGGATCAGCGCCACACTCTGCACGCTCTCACTGTCGTTCGTAGACGACGGCCCCGCAGAATGGGCGATCTCGGCAGCGTCGGCTTCATTGACGGATGGCCCACTGCCGCCTTCCGGCTACTCGACCGCTCCGAAACTCTTCCCTCTTCGCGCCGACTTCTCGGATGGCGTCGCCGAGTCGTTCACGTCCGTTGTCATCCGAAACGAGGACGGATTCACCCGGGGGCCATACACCACGGTTTACGATCAGACCAACGCGGAGGAGGTCGAGACGTCGCACGTCGCGGTGGACTCCGGCGTGGGTGCCCTGATGTACTTCTGGACGCTCCACGCGGGCGGGGCCCCGTTCTGGATGCCGCGTTGGACGATGTCGGCGAATATCGCATCGGCGATTGGCGCATCCGATACGGTGATCAACGTGGCGTCCGGTCACTCGATCCAATCCGGGGACTACGTGGCTTTCTGCTCCCCGGGCGCTACCCCGATTTGCAGGCGCGTCACGGCAAAGACTTCCACGACGATCACGATTGACTCGGCGGTCGGCGCAATCGACTTCGAGGATTACTTCATCTCGCGTTGCCTTTTGAGTCGGTGCGGATCTCAGCGGCTCTCGGTCACGTTCGACTCTCCGGTAATCGCGACCATTTCCTTTCCGGTTCGAGAAGTGCCCGAGGAGTATGCGGCGGCGGCTGGCGAGACCATTGGAACGACGATTGGAGCGCTCCCCACCCTTGCCTACCTCTATGACTTCTCCCGCGTCCTGGACGGCTCCACGTTCCACGACCGGGTCACATCATACGAGGCTGACCTGACCTATGGCGGCAACACCTACACGTCAACACCCATCTCGCACGGTGACATTTCGAGCGGCCTGTCGCTGGACTTCGACGAACTCGAAGTTAGCACGCGGACGCTGGCGATAACATCGATCCAGAAGATTGTGACGCTTCAGGCGGCGTCTCCGGTGAAACTGACGGTCACACAAGTCGACGTGAGCAGCGGCGCTGGTATCAACCCCGTCGTACTGTTCACTGGCGAAGTTATCCGCCCAGCGGTTCGCGGTGATCGCGTGACGTTCAAGGTGAGTCCCGGCGGCTCCATCTGGGAGCAGAATGTCCCCGGGTTTCGCCTGCAACCAGCGTGCAACCACACCCTCTTTTCAACGGGCTGCAAAGTCGTTTCTAGTGACTGGAAATTCACAGCGACGCTCACCGCGGTCGGCACCCCGGGCTATCCGTTCTCATTCGACCTCGGGAGCCTCGCCCGCGTCACTGGTGCAACCCCAACCTACTTTGACCACTGGTTTGCTCTCGGGTGGATCGAATTCGGTAGCGGTTCGACGTGGCAGCGGCGGCAGATTGTCGACTCATCCACGGTCACGGCGGGCGCTCTCACAGTCTACCTCGACGCGGACCCGTCACCGTTCCCGAGCAACGGGGACAGCGTGGTCTTGTACCCAGGATGCGATCTGAAGCGTGAGACGTGCAAAGCCTATGACGGGAGTACGAACCCAACCGGCAAATTCAACAATTACGCGAACTTTGGAGGTTTCCCGTTCGTTCCGTCGAGCAACCCGTCGCTGGTGAAGCTGTCCAACTCTGTCGCGGGAGGTAAAAAGTGAAATCATGGTTCTGCACCGTCGAACGGCTCAACCGATTGGAAGCCGAGTTTTACCGCTGGCTTGGGACGCCATTCCTTGCCAACTCATGCAGCGAAGGGCCCCGTGGCGGCGTGTCCTGCCAAAAACTCGCGGCGGCGATCTATCGAGGCGTCAGCCTCGTGGATGTCGACCCGCCGGAAGTGGCGATGAGTCATGCTCGGTTCTCCCGTGAAAGCCTCGTGGAGCCGTGGATGGATCAGCGCCAGGAGTTTCAGCGGATGCCCGATTGCAGCGACATTCAGGCGGGTGACCTGCTCGGGTTCACCATTGGAAAGGCCGTTCACCATCTGGCGATTGCCCAGAATTCTCACATGTTCTTCCACGTCATCGAGGGCCAGCGGGCCGGGTTTGCGTCGCGCATTGACCCCACCTGGGGCACTCGTCTCGCTGTTGTCTGGAGGCCGAAACAATGAAAGGCGGACAACCAAAAGACCTCGAACCGCCGGCGGCAAACGTCGACCCCGAGGAGTTGAGCACAAACCGGGAGGCGGAGATCATCCCGTGGTTTTGCGGGGAGCAGATCTTCGCGGCCAGGTGGATCACGGACGCTCAAAACCAATTCACGCGGGAAGCTCCGGTCGCGAGGCCGGGAAAGAAATAGACCATGGGCAAAGGATCAGGCGGCGGAGGAAAGAGCCAGGACTACTACGGGGACATCGCGGCAGCCATCTGCCTCGGGCCCGTCGACGAGTTGGTTTCGCTCATCGTGGACAAGAAGCTGGTCTGGCCAAAGGCGTCGGACTATTCCGCGTCCGTGTCCTACTCGCTCGGGAATCTGGTTTCGAGCCTCGGCAAAGTGTGGGAATGGGACTCGATCACGCCGAGCGTTGCGGGCACCGCGCCCCCGTCTGGCTCATGGATTCAGTACACCGTGAAGCGGTCGGACGTTGCGAACCCGTTCATTTTCACCGTCGAGGGATACGGCAACGCGAGTTTCTATTGGGGCACTTCCACGCAGACTCTCACGTCTGGCGGGTTCCTTGACGTCAACGGGCACCCAAATTATCGAGGGACGGCGGTCCTTGAACTGACCCAATTCCTTTTTGGCCGGGAGCGAACTTCATCCCCAAACATTCAGGTAGTCGTGCGGAAGAAGCCGCAACAGTCCATCATCACCGGATCAGCGGCAGACCTCGACTCCGAAGGGCAGGCAAACCCCATCGCGGCATGGTGCGACATTGCGACAGACACGACCGTAGGCGCTGGCATCGCTTCGACCGAATTGGACTCAACCACGCTTCAGAGCACGGCGGACGACCTCTACGCGGAACCGTCGAAGTTCTACGTTTCACCCACCCTCGAAGGCTCCGACTCATTGCGCGCTTTCACCAAGTCGCTTCTCGAATACTTCGACGGATGGATGCGCCGGAACTCGTCCGGTAAGATCGAGGCCGGCCGCTTTCTGCACAACTCCGCGCCTCCAGGTGGGCTTCAGGAGATCACCTTTGACGACCTCACGGAGGAGATCGAGATGGAAACGCACGACTGGAGCGACACCAGCAACATGGTGTTCGTGCGGTTCACTGACTCCGAACGGTCCTACAAGGACGGGTCCGCCCCCGCCCCGAGCGGGTTCAACCGCGCAATCACGGGGCAACCCCGGCCGTTCAACGTCGAGATGCCTTGGATCATGAGGCGTCAACAGGCGTCCGATTTCGCCGCGGAGACGGCCAAGATCGTCGGGCAACCGTGGTTTGCTGGTCGGCTCACCGTGCGGGCGGAGAAGGCGTCCAGCATCGTCGCGGGATCCCTGTTCACTCTGACCCACGACAATCTCGCGCTTTCCATCGTCTGCCGCTGCACGCACAAGGGCATAGGCGCTCCACCTAGCGGGGCCGTCTCCATTGAGTTCGAGAGTGAGCGCGGGCTTGCTCCATTGCCATACCAACCAAGCGCGGACGGCACTGCGGTCACGTCATACCCGCCGGCGGAATCCATCACCCTGTATCAGCTCTGGCAACCCCCTGCGGACCTTGGAGGCTCGGATCATGTGGTGGCACTCCTCGCAGGACGCACCGACGCGACCACAACCGGGCTCAAGCTGTGGTTTAGGAAAGACGCTGGCTCGTCGTTTTACGAGTTAGGCGCCCAAACTCAATGGGGCATCAAAGGCACCCTCTCCAGTTCGTTTGCGATCCTTTCGGACAAGACCACGAGCAACCGCTCCCGCACGTCCAATGTCGCTACCATCACCACGAGCGCGGCCCACGGACTCACCACTGGCTGGCGGGTTAATGTCTCTGGCGTCTCTGGGGTCGGCTACAATCTGGACGACGTGCCGGTGACGGTCACGGGCTCCACGACGTTCACCTACTACAACCCGGGGAGCAACGAAGCATCCACAGCCGACACCGGCGGAACCGTTAAAATCTATGACGACGAGACGGAGAATCTGCAATGCACCCTCGCGGCTGGCACCGTGGACACAGACCGCGAACTGGCGACAGCAACCCAGACAGAGGACGCTGTCAACGACGACGCCCTCCTTGCAATCGTCTTCGATTACACCGCGCCAAGCACCTACGAGGTGATGACGGTGAAGTCCTTCCGGCTGGATGGCGGGGTCTACAAGCTGAAGGTTCGCCGTGGGCGATTCTCGACGGCGCGGCGCGCTGGCGTGTCCTCGGACATCATCTGGATTGTCCCGCGTGGGTCCGTGGTGGCCTACGAGCACTCGGACTTTTCGTCATACGCAAATACGGGTGCGACGGCGACATTCCGCATCCAGGCGAGCAACCCGGCGGCGGAGGCGGATCTCAGTGACGCGGCAGTGTGCCCGGATATCTCCTACGCGTTCAGCAATCCGAATTCGGCGATGGAATACACCAGCACGCCGCAAGCGGTGCCGGCGGCGTCTGGAATCGTTGAGCTTTCCCACGGGCTTGGGCGCGCTCCGTTTGCCGTGCGCTGGACGCTGCTTTGCGTGTCCACTGACGCGGGATTCTCTCCTGGGGACGAAATCGGCATCGGCAGCCTCTGGGACTCCCCCGGGGCCACCGACGCCGAGAAGTGGTTTAAGGACTACGCCACACCCACCAAGGTTGGGCTCATCCGTGATTCTCAAATGGCCGCGCTCGTGATCACGCACAAGACCACGGCGGCAGACACTACCTTGACCGAATCAAGCTGGCGGGTTGTCGCTCGGGCTTCCCAATGAAATCGGGGGTAACGCCAAAGAGTGGGCAACGAGTGGGCAGCGTCCAGCGAAGCGGCAACGTCCAAATCCCCATCACCACGGAGCGAGTGGGGGACCGGATTGTCCACCGGGTGACTTGGTACGCCGGAGGGAAACGGATGCGCCGAGGGTTTGCGGACCCGCAGGAGGCCCAGCAATTCGCACGGGAGAAGGCGCAGGAGCTTCGCGAGCACGGCGACGTTGACTTGACCCTGACCGGCGCGGAAAAGCTCGCCTACCGCCGCGCCATGGCCGCCGCTGGCCAGTGTGGCGCCCCTCTCGACTCCATCGCCGAGGAATACGCCGCCGCTCGGAAGATTCTGGGCGGTCTCAGCCTCCTGGACGCGTGCCGAGCATTCGCCGGGACTCGTGACGCCTCCCCCTGCCCCGCCATGGCCCAGCTTGTCGAGGAGTTCATTGCCCACAAACAGGCGCTTAGCCTCTCGCGAGATCACGTCGAGGACCTGCGGAAATCGCTCGCCAGGTTCGCGGATGTGGTCCGCATCGAGCTTCCAATGATCCGCCCGCGCAACGACACGAGTTTTTAAATCTGCCGTACACCGGGCGCGGATCACGGAATCCTTTGATTCCTTAATCATTCCGATGGGTTAGCACGCTGTAGCACAAAAAACCAAAACATTTTGTTGACCGTGTGCTACACGCATGCTTTTCTGCATGCACATGCAGAGCACACCTAGAGAGCTGACCAAAGTACTGAGGGCGCGAGTTTCGCCAGAGGTGAAGAAGAGGGTGGTCAAGCTAGCCAAGTCTCGAAGATCGGATGAGTCCGAAATTGTGAGAGCTGCGGTTCTTCAATTCATCACTTCAAACGAGGTTGCTCAATGAAAACCCTCCAATTCTCCCAACTCGACGGATGCACGCAGGCTGCGGCACGCCAGCGGGTCTGCGGGGTTTTGGACAAGATGGCGCGGGAGTCTGGCCGCGTGTGCGTTGAGACGGCGGCTGAGGTCGCCAGACGCGCCCGGTTCAGCGTCAACAAGCAGGGTTACATCTGGGGCATTGAACTCCCCGCAGACGCGAGGTTTCTCCGATGAGCGACAGACCTCTAACGACCGTCGATGCCTGCCGCGTGATTGGTGAGATCATCCACCGTGATGGAAGGCCCATAAACCGCCGGACCCTCCTGCGGTATAAGCGAAGCGGACTCCCATACATCAAGACGCGCCCCAATATTTTCCGTGAGACTGAACTGCGTCGGTGGTTCGACGCCAAAAAGAGAGGGATGTGGTTATGAGTATTGAGTTGGACATCGTGGAGAAAATCTTCTTTGCCGTCGCGTGCCCCGTGTTCGCATCGGCGCTTCTTGTGGCCTTCTACGTCTCCCAAGTGAAGTGGGAGAAGCGGAGGGATCAAAGATGGTGGAAGGAGCGCAAAGCGGAGTGGGTCGACTGCGACCAAGAAACCTATACCGCCAAGCTGAAAGGACTTTTGTGAAAATCACCGTTGGTGAATGGAGGACGAGGGACGGGCGAAAGGCGATTGTTGGCGCAATCAATGAATTAGCTAGATCGAACACGCAATGCGTTGGCTGGGTGAATGGGTCGGTGTTCTCTTGGTGTGTCAGTGGGCAATGGACCGGAAAATCTAATCAGGATCTCGACCTCGTCGAACCATGGACTGACACCGTTCCGTGGGATTGGAGCACTACTCCGCCGTGGATCAATTGGATTGCCAGGTCCGAGCATGGTGGCTGGATAATGTTTCGCAACGAGCCATCACCTGCGGACGGTATTTGGTGTTTTGATGGTGGAGCGTGGACAATTCCTGCTGATTATTTTCCAAAATGGTCCGGCGACTGGCGCAAATCCAAAACCATGCGGCCCGGTTTCAATGGGGGTGCGAAGTGATCATTCTCACCATTGCAGCCTTCGCCTGCACGGGGCTCCTGATCATCTGGGCAATGGCCAAATCCGCCTCTATGAGAGACGAAGAAGAGCAACGGCAGCGCAAAGCCGAAGCACTCGTGAAAGGCGGATCACTTTTTAAATAACTTCAAACCCCTCTTGGCGCGACCCGGCGCGA